GGCAGGTTTGAGCCCAAGCGCACTTCCTGGTCTGGTAATGATTCGGTCGACCTGCTTCGCATCCGCAGGGCCGTCCTCCTCTTCAGATGACTCCGACTCTTCTTCCTCCTCCGGATACTTCGAATCTTCGTCCTTCACGGGTTTGATCGGTTTTCCTTCCGTTTTCCGCTCGAGTTTGGCGGTTTCGACTTGTAGCAGGCGCTCCAGCTGCTTCATTCGCCCAGCCATGGCGTGCATCTCTCCAAGCACCTTCCGAGCACCAACGCTTGGCAACGTAAGAGGATAGGTCCACAGCTGCATTGCCGTGAACACAGGCGACGTGAACACCGTGAAATTGATGACCAACGACATGGCGACTCCTGGGGTGATCTGTGTGAAAAGGTACGTGGAGCCACCATTGGCGGATCCGGAAGAGTTGCAATCAATGTGGTACTGAGAGCCATTGGGATCACTCAGAACAGCAGCAGTGGTTGAGCTGTGGCCGTACTGCAAGGTACCAGACGACGTGCTCCACTGCACCACCACCGCCGCGCCGGGCCAAGTCGCAGGCCAAGTAATGGTAGTTCCTTGCCCAGCGACGTATGTGAGCGTGAGCGTGTCAGTACCAAATTGGGCGTCAGTTTGTCCATTGGGGAACAAGTTCGTTGATGTGATGCTGCTCAAGCTTGCCAAGGGCACGTAGTACGCAATTGGAGTGATTGGCGTCAAAGCCTGCTGGTCATCCACAGCAGACCAGAAGGCCACCTCGTAGTCCATCCAAATTTGAGCAACAGTTGTGCCATTGAGCAACGCACCAGTCTCCGACGCAGCGGCAACTTCGACCATCATGTACACCACGGACTGGATGCACGAGCGGGGGTCATTGCCGGCATACTGGTTGACAGCAAATCCCCCGTCGGCTGTTGCAGCGACAGCAGCCTTGCAGTCGAGTTTGAAGACAGTTTCGCGGTCGAACCAGCGGCCGTTCTTCTTGCGCGCACGGGCTGTCATTGAACGATAGCCTTGAATGCCCGTTGGCGGCGGATCGCTGATATCAAGCTCTTGGGCAATAATGAAACTGCCTTTGGTCGTGGTGCCTTCAGTTCCCTCGACACGGATGTTGCACTTGACAAATCGGTAGCGCTCCCAGTAGGGCACTTCCTTTTGAATCTTAGCAATTCCCATGTTCGGGGAAATCGGCAAATTGAGCAGCAGCGTGCCTTGAGCTGAATTCGCACCGGCCAGCACGTTGCCGTTCTTCGTATCGAATTTGACCGCGCCCAGCCACTCACTTCCTTTGACGTGACCGCGGTACATGTTCGACTTCATGCTGCTTTTCGTCGACATGTTTTTCA